AGCGTTGTAGTAAGCGGCATACTCAGGGCTTGTAGCCATCAAGTTTCCACCTTGGGAAACAGCAGCACCACCACGACCTTGTTGGAACAACTTGTTTTGCAACTCAGCTAATTGAGTTTGTCGGCTAGGACTAATCAATGCTTGTTGTTTAGAGATGTAGTCAGCCGCAACAGCTTCTGGAGACTTAGCAAGGTAACTTTCACCAAGCGAAAACAAACTTTTTGCAGCACCAGTCAAAGGAGCATATGCGGCTCTTGCGCTTTCAGCATCAAGCAATCCTTGATCGGCAAGAACTTTGAGTCTATCCTGATAGGCTTTGATTTCATCACTAGCCGTATAACCAGCAGTTGTGAGATTACCTTCTGCATCGTAACCAAAGTTAGATGTTCCAAATCGAGTGGTAACGCCAACAGGACGGAACTTAGCCGCATCTGCCGCAATTTTTGCCGCCTCAATCTGTGCATCTGCTTGTATTCTGGCTGCGTCAGTTGCCTTATCAGCAATTTTATTTGCGCCAGCACTACTAATCAATGTCTGTACAGCAGCAACACCAAGTTTGGCTAGTGTATCTTTACTAAGTCCTGTTAATGCCGCTGCCTTTGTGAACAAAGAATCAATCGCACCTGTATCAGTAGGCGCAATTGGCCCCATAAACTCATTAGAAGGGGTGAAAAAACCATCACCAGATGGTGTAGTAGTTGTTACGCTAGGAGTTATAGAAGGAATGCTTGCGGCAACATCAACTGATGGTGCAGGGCTAATTAAGCCTTCTGGAGAAGTTACGATTGGCTGTGTATATGAAGAACTTGTAAACAAACCCTCACCACCTGTAGTTACTGGTGAAGGAGAAGAAATGCTTACAGGGGCTGAAAACATACCTGATGGTGGCGGGGCAGATGTTGCGCCAGTATATGAACTGGTGGCATTTGCCGCATCTCCAACAGGAGCCATGTCAACGCCAGTAGTAGCACCAGCCGCACCACTAGCCGCAGTTGCACCTCTTATCGCATTTGCGCCAGCAGTAAATGTTGCAGCAAGAGCCGCATTCTTTATAATGTCTTTTGTTGAATCTCCAGCAAGTGCGCTTGCACCACCACTGAGAGCCGCCGCACCAACAACAGAAGCAGCCGCACCAGTAGCGCCAAGAGAAGAACCAATTAAAGGAATTAGTGGAGGGTAAACAATAGATGCAATTAATGCAACAGGCTTTGCAACCTTCTTTACGAACTTTTTAAATTTTTTCCAATTTGCCATTTCAAGCTCCCAATTCGCCAGAGGCAATCATTTGCCTTGCCATCTCGCCAAGAGTGGCAAAAACACCAATAAGTTCATAGTCAATCTCTGTTTCCAAATCTTCTTCTTCAGCCAAGTCACTATCAATAATGGCTTGCAATAGTTGTGGATACAAAGACTTGTCTTGCAAAACACGTTCAGCCAACTTGCCAATGCTAATCAAGGTTTCAGGGCTAACACCCTCCTCTTGCATGGCTTCACGAACCATTTGTTTTGTTTCTGCGACTTGTTGTGCTGTTGCCATTGTTATTCTCCTTAAACAGTACCGTTAGCAATCACGTTGCCAATGACAGTCAAATTACCACTAGCATCAATTTTTGCAACAGCAGTAGATGAGTTGTAGATGTACAAGACGTTAGATGTCTCTACAAACGAGAAGTTCGTAAAAGTACCATCAGCCTTGGTTGCAATTGCAGTCTGAATGTTTGTAAATTCAGTGTCAATCTCAGCACCTTTGACAACCTTGCCAGCATTGCCAGAGGCCAAAGCATCTTTAGCCGCAAAATTCGTGGTTTTTGTGTAATTACTCACTGTATCTCCTTAAACCGTTTTGCCATCTTTGGCTTGAATTTCAATCTTTTGAATGCTGATTGGCGAACCATTGATCTGCACTTCATAACCAGTCTGCACAACATTACCAAATCCTGATGCTTGAGCAACCAACGTACTCAATTGAATACCAGAAGAATAATAAGCAACAGGAACACCATTGTCGCCATACTCAGCCCTTCCATACTCAGCAACAGTAGTCACAGGAATATTAAGTGTTGCCGAATAATATTGACCAGAGAAGTCGTAACCCCACTTGATGATGAAGCCTTGGTTAGAACCACCAATGACAACTACTGAAATCCGCTTAACAACAGATGTAACCTCTGTCTCATTAAGGTTTGCATAGTTGGTGAAATACTGCATACGGTATGTCGTAGCATGGTCTAGATAAGTACCATACTTGCCAACATAACCACTCTTGCCAATCAGTAAATCACCATTACGGCGTGAATAGAAACTGGTAGGCTCAATCGAATCCCAAGTTGTTACCCTTGATGAACCATCCTGTAACTGTGCCTTTGTATCAAATACATAGGTCATCTTTGTAACAGGCAAGTTCAACAGATAGAAGCCATTAGATTCTGAGTAAACAGCCTTGATGTTTGCCAATACTTCAGAACTCACATTGGTCATCAAGTCATTACGCACGTTCTTTGACAAGTCTCGCAAAGGTGCAGACTTCTCTTGAATAGTACGCAACAGACTACGCACACCACTGTTTGACAAGAAAATTATGTCAGTACCAGTGGTAGCAATTGAGTCTCTAGACAAGCATCCAATCTCTGCAATGGTGTCAGCCAAGGCCATAGTTGATGGTGTAGTTGCACCTTCATAAACCAAGATTTGACGCTTACCAAAGACAAAGAAGTAATTGTTATGAGCAGCCAAACCCATAATCTGATCTGCACCGTTAGGCCAAACTCTAGACACATCTAAAGTGCCTGAAGTTCCACCAGTCCATACATGACCAGCCAACAAGTCAGAGAATGTGATTGTTACGTTGTTAGAAGCTGTCTCAGCAACCCACAAACGACCAAAGGCAGAAACAGCAATGTTGCCAAGCGGAACAGTGCCAGCATAGCCAGACTTCTCTGAAACTCTGCGGTATGTAGATGTACTTACAGCGGGGTCATAAATCAATGGGTCATGACCAAGCTGAAAGAAGTAAGTGATGCCATTCAATGATGCACACTGCCAGTTACTAGCTGTGATGGTAGGAGCAGTACCCCCTCCCCCATAGGTCAACTCGACAACAGCATTGGAACTATCCAACTTGAACAGTTTGTTGTTGCCAGCAAAGAGGACAGTCAAAGTACCATCAACTTGGACTAACTCATGGATGACACCAATGTTGTTTGCACCAAGATTGCCTGAAGATGAGTTAACTCTTGACCAACCCTTGCGTGAACCAACACGACCATACTGGTCAATAACGCAATTAGTGGCAATAGACGCAAACCCAGACACCAAATCTAAAGGCGAGTCTTGGGTATTCAGCCCATAAAAACCTGGGGCTGATATGCCATAGATCATCAATGGCTTGCTCATATAGCCACAAACTCCTGATTTTCAGGGTAACGAGTGCCTTCCAAAGCAATGTAATCAGACAGCATAGACTTGTACAACAAGAATGCTTCAGAGGAAGTCAAACCACCGTCTTCACCACGTTCAACCAAAGCACGAGAATAGGCGTTCTGGACAACCAAAACATCAGGAACAAGCACAACAGTCTGGTCTGATGACAATGTAGCTTGCGGCACTGCCAAGCTAAATGGGATGCTATACACGCCATCAGGACGAGGGTAAATAGTTACCTTGGTGTCATAGCTTCCATTAACGCCATCAAAGGCATATTCTGAAGGGATGCCACTAACAGGCGTAGAGAAATTCTGTTTGCGGTTCATTGACGCAAAGTCAATGTTCTTCATACCAATATTGCTAGTTGTGTTCAGAACATCAATAACTTGAAACTTCTGACCAGAACCAGTTAAGGCATAGGAGTAAGTACCATTAGAAGTGGTTACTGTGATTGTCGTACCCAAGACATTCCATGCAAAAGCATCTTCAATTTGACGCTTTGCATCATTGACAAACTTTCCAATCAAAGTGGAATAGCTTGTTGCAGTAACGGTTGCTACAGTTGGTTCACGCAACCGAATTAAGACATCGTTTACAAGTTCTAAGTATGTCATCTGCTTT